CGCCCGGCACTGGTCATACGCGCCGTTCCATGCGCCCACCCACTTCTTCGCCTGCGCGGGCGGAACGTGCTTCGGTACTGTGTCGGTCGTGTAGGGCATGGCGTCACTCCTTCTTGGCTTTCGGCGGCGCTGCGCCCCGCTGTTCGTCTAGCCCGCCATCGGTGATCATGCCGTTGCGCGCCGCCCACTCGCTGTAAGTCTCTCGTATTCCAGCAACCTCATTCATCAGACGCTCATCTTTTAGCACCGGGACGATGGTGCAACGGCATCCCGGATGGCTGCCCGACGGCGGTTGTAGCTGCGGGTCGTTGAACTTGAACCGCTTGCCGTCCATCCCGCCGCAGATGGGACAGGTGCGCTCATCCTTCGTTGCAACCCATTCCCAGCCATTCAGGATGTCCCGGTTCTCCTCATAGACTGCCAACGCGCCCAGGTTGCTCGCCCGCATAATCTCTGTGCGGGTAATGAGCAACGTCCGATAGAAATTGCGCCGGAAGCCTTTGCGCCGGTCTGTAACCACGCCCAATTCGTCACGCAGGCGGCGCTGCGCCTGGGCCATGCCTTCGCCTTGTATTAAGCTGGTCGTAATGCTACGTTTGATGCGCGTCGTGTACTCGGCGAAGTTGTAGCCCAACTCCTCGTGCCAGGGCGTGCCCAGATATGGCTGCAACAGCGCCGCCCGGATTGCATTGGTGGGTAGTACAGGGCGCAAGCGCACCGGAACATCGGGATTTGTCGCCATGTCTAGCGCCCATGCCCGGCCCGCATAACCTTGCTGATAGGCCGCGACCAGCGCATCGTCCAGACTGATGCCCGTCTGCTGAGCGAGCGCCACCATCTCCGCCTCTAACTGTCGAAGCAATTGTGCCCGCCGCGCCAAGTCAGGGCTGCCATCACTTCCATATGCCATTGACAAGGTGCCCGCCATCTGGCGATATGTCTGCATGTACAAGTCGAACAGTCGGCGCGCTTCCTGGTCATTCAGTCCATAAATCCGCCGCCGTACCCACCACTCAGCATCTCGGAGTGCCTGACTATCAGAGCGTAGCTTGCGACTGATAGCCGCCGAATCATCCGGCTTGGGCCGGGATGGCCTCTTCGCCATTGCGCTCCTGGGCCGCCGTGCCCTCTGCGTCCTCACCCTCGCCCGGCAAGCCGATGTCCTCTGGCCGGATCAGCGTGCCCTGCCCCGCCTGGTCGCGCGCTGCCTCTTTCTCACGTTCAATGCGCTTGCGTTCCACTGCCGCGTCCAGGCCCAGCGTGGCCGCGATGATGTCACTCGCCCCTTCGTCGCTCACCCAGCCGCTCATCGTGGCAATCGCCAGCGCCTCGGCCAGCGTCTTCGGGTCGTCCTCCTGCAAGTCGGGGAACTTGACGGTAATCGCGTCCAGCGCGTCTATCATCTCCGACTGGTCGTCAGCACCCAGAATGTCGTCACCGTCTGCGTCCTGAACAGACACCTCTCTCTCTAGTCGCCCGGCGTCTATCGCCATCTGCACAATCCACTTATAAATCGGCGTCCAGACCTGCTCGGCCATCGTCTGTTGGGCGTCGGTGAACTTCCACAGTGCGGGCAATTGCTGCGCCGTCGCACTGGCGAGATTGGCGTTCTGTCCGTCGCTGAGCATATACTCCGGTAAGCCCATGCCGACGGCGGTCATGAGCTTCATTTGCCGCCCGTCCTCAGACACGTCCGCCGCGCCCACGCTGTTACTGAGCGGTTGCCACACCTCGCGATCGCTGTGCACGATGATGCTGCCCGGCGTCGGCGGCTTGGTGTAGCGTGATACGGCGCTGGCGACGTTGTTGGGCGTGGCCCCGCTGATCGTCACGTCCCAGAGCAGCGCCCCGCGCCACATGTTCTGACGTGCCCGGTTTTCCATCCACTCTTTGTATGCCCGCAGCCAGGGCAGCACCACGAACAGATCGGGCCGCCCGCGCAACTCGTAGCTGTGCCGGTTGACCGCAACGTGCAGCACCTCCGCCGCGTCGATCCACTCGTCTACAATTTGCCCGCCCACGCTGGTCGTGCTCTGCGTGCCCGTCGTGTACTGCAAGTGGTAGCGCAGCACGCGCCGGAAGAAGCCGGGATCAGTTTCAATCTCCACAATGTGCCAGGGCGGGAGCGGCACAATTACACCGCCGCCGTTCTCGCCTGCCACCTTGCGGATGAATATCTCGCCGTCTACCTGGAGGTCTTGGAGTAGTGTCTTGTCCATTTCCTCAATAGCATTTTCAGGATTGGCCCGGAACTCATCAATGACCGCCTGCACGTCCTGATTGCGACAGGTCACGACGTGCCCGCGCCCTACGGCGAACTGGCGCGTAATCTGGACGGCTTGCTTGGCGAGCGGATTGCGCTGGTAGGCCGCGTGGCAGTTGGTCAGCACCGCCTTGCGCGTCTCGAATGACCACTCTTCCAACGGGTCTTCGGTTGGCATGGTGATCGGGCCGTCATACGCCTGGCTGCGGTACGGCGAGTCGAACTGGAAGCGCATCGTCTGGCGCTGCGTGGATTCCAGGAACGTGCCCACCGCCTTCGCCCCATGCGCCTTGACCCAGAACGGCAGTAGCGCGGGCTGGCTGTAATCCACGCCGTCATGAATGACGTACTCCGGCGCGGGGATCGCCGCCCCTGTTGCCGTCAGCGGCGTGCGCCATTTGCGCCACTGTGCCCGTATCCGGGCGCGCCAGACTGCCAGCCGCGTTCTCATCGTCACGCCTTCATGCTCAGCGAAAACACCTGCGAGCCCGTCGCCGGTACGCCGCTCCCGCTGCCATTGGTTAGCACCAAGCGCGCGCTGCCCGCCACGCCAAACCACGCCGGAGGCATGTCATGCATCACCCCGCCCGTTGGGAAAAGAATGCACCAGTTGGCATAGCCGCTCTCGTACGACAGGCCGGAGCGCCACACACCCCAGATGTCCTGGGCATGAATGCTGATATGCGTGCCCGCCGCCGCCGGGATAGTGCCTGACGGCGTGATCGTTCCCAGGGCGAACAGGCCGAATGGGTATTCAAACGTCGTGCTGGTGGGCGATCCGCTGGGAATGGACGCTGTAAACTCCACCGCCATGCGGGTATTGCCGCCATAATTGCTTTTACTCTGCGTCATTGTTACCCCTTCCGCGCCGTCTCATCGCGGCGTCCTCTGCCTTCACGATCTCCGGCCTGGGGTCATAGCCCCGGTCGTAATCACATCCGTCGTCGATCATGCGCTCCGGCCCACGCACCATGTAGGCGGGCGCTTGCGGGTCGAGCGTCTTCTCGATGCGCTCAATCAGCGCCCGTCGCGCCCTAGAAATCACCGGCCCCAATCGTGTATTCGTCTGCATACTGCACCTGCGATGCATCTAGCGCGAGACCAAACATTGAATCGGCACCCATCACGGCATAACGTAGCGCATCCATACAGTGATCATTGGCCTTCACTGGCTGATCCTTGATGCCGAGCTTGTTCTCAGCCCACTGATAGCTCTCGAACTCTGATATGGTGTACACGCAAGACGGACTCAGCATAAGCCTGGCTCGCCCATCCCCTTGCACCACAAGACGGTTCTTGACCGCTTGCAACCCAGTCAAAACCGCATTGTTGGCCTCTTCTGCCGGGAGGCTGGCCTCTCGAAACTGGGCGATGAAATCGGGTTCAGACGGGTCGCAAAAGAACACGTTAATGCCCCATGTCCGCCATGCCTGCTTGGCAACCTCAACCCACTCTTCAACCCGCCGCTGTCGCCGGTAATGTTCGGCCACCTGCCACATGCGCCCGTCGCCATCCACGCCGAATACCAGAATGACGCCGGGATTGGCAAAACCCCAGTCTACGCCCGCCACCATGTCGGTGAAATGCTCCGGCATAGTGCTCGTGATATGAAACTCGTGCCGGAACTCCGGGTAAATCAGCCCCTCAAAAGCGATGAACTCTCCATCCAATTCCTGGGCGGCGAAGTCGCCCGTGTACGTCTGTCGCCAGATGTCGAGTACCGCCGTGTCAAGGTAAACATTATCGGCGCTGCTTGCCCGATAGAGCGCCCGGCCTGGCTTTTCCGCCTGCACGAAGTGCTGCCAGACCCAG